AGCACCTTCTACGACCAGGCGTCGATCGGCGGCGGCGAGGACCTCGGCGACAATCTCTGGCGCGAAGAGGGCCAGCTCAACATTCATGTCCTGATCCCCAAGGGATCGGGCACCAGGCGCGCCCGCACGCTGGCGAAGCAGGCCGTCGATCTCTTTCGCGGACAGGATCTCGGCACCATCCGGTTCAAGCAGGCCTCGCTGGGGGCGGGCGAGCCGGGCGAGGCGGACGGGAACTACTTCCGCCTTTCCTCAACCATCGACTGGGAGCGTGACGAATGACCGCCAAGACCAAGATCGCCTTCAAGACTACGCTTCGCCGGTTTCCCGTCGGGGCCGATGTCGAGCCGTCGGATGATCTCTCGCCGCTCGAGTACGACAACCTGGTGAAGCGTGGCTTCATCGTGACCGGCGACGAGGCGGCGGCGCTGGAAAAGGCGCTCAAAGTACTCCCCGAACTCGAAGCTGCCCGCGCCCCGCGCAAGCACCCCTCCCGGTAACTCCGGCAAGCCAAACGCGCCTTAGGCAAGCGCCCCGCGAACGTCTGGCGACGTACGCCTTCCCAAGGATGGAGCCTCCAAAATGACGGACAGCAACCGGCTGCGCCTCACGACCGTGCGTGAGGTCACCTTGGGCGTGACGCCCAACACCCCTCGGATGCGCACGGCGCGCATCACCGGCGAGAGTCTGAAGTACGAGCCCGTGTTCGTGCAGTCGGCAGAGATCAGGTCGGACCGCATGAACGCGGACCCGATCAAGATCAACGAGAACAACAACGGCGGCATCAACGCCGAATTCTCGTATCCGGTCCCCGACAGCCCGCTGAGCGACTTCCTCCGGTCGCTGATGTTCAGCGACTGGGTCAACACGCCGACGCGCTTCAACGACGGGACGGCCGACAGCGTCATCACCGGCGTAGCAGCGACCGGCGGCGTGATCACGGTGACGACCGGGACCGCCTTCGTCGCTGGCCATCTCATTCTGAACTCGGGCTTCACGAACTCCGGCAACAACGGGCTTTTCAAGATCACGACCGGCTCGGCAACAGTGCCAGCCGTGGGCAATTCGCTGTTGACCGACGAGGCCGCGCCGCCGGCGGCCGCCAAGGTGAAAGTGGTCGGCTTCCAGGGGGCCTCCGGCGATCTCACGGCACTCGCCGACGGCATCGGCTCGACTGCCCTCGATCTCACGACTCTCGGTCTCGTGCCCGGCCAGTGGGTCAAGGTAGGCGGTACGGGCGCAGGCTTCCGTTTTGCAACCGAAGCCTGCAACGGCTGGGCCCGCGTCTCCGGCGCGATCACGGCGACGAAGATCCCGCTCGACAACCTGCCCACGGGCTGGACCACCGATTCCGGCACCGGCAAGACGCTGCGCGTCTTCTTCGGCGACCAGATCAAGAACGGGGTAACGCGCACCTCTCTGACGATCGAGCGGGGCTTCCTGGCGCAGGCTGTGCCAACCTACATCGCGCAGGCCGGGATGGTAGTCGGCCAGGCCGACATCAACATCACGACCGAGCAGCTCATTACCTCGAACTTCACGTTCCAGGGATTGAGCGGATCGCAGGGCACGACGAGTCTCGATGCCGCGCCGGACGCTGCCACGACCAATCCCATCATGTCGGCGAACGTCAACGTCGGTCGCATCGCCGAGGCTGGTGCGGCCGTCGTCGCTCCGAACTTCATCCGCTCCCTTCAGATGCAGATCAACAACAACCTGCGGTTGATCACGGCCGTGGGCTCGATCGGTGGCGTGGACATCGGCGTCGGCGAGATCGCCATCAACCTGACGATCGAGACCTACTTCGGGTCGAACACTCTGCTTGCCAAGCTGCTCGCCGGGACCGTCAGCAACCTCAACGCCCGCGCCTCGAAGAACAGCCAGGCGTTCATCTGGGGCCTGCCGCGCGTGACCTTCACCGGCGGCGCCCCGTCAGCCGGCGCGAAGAACCAGGACGTCATGCTTTCCATGACGGGCATGGTCTCGATCGACGACACGACCAACGCCGTCCTGATCATGGACCGGGTCGAGTACTTCGAGGCCTAGCATTCCATCGGCGCCGACAAGCCGAACGATGTTGCGCAACGGGCGGGGAGGATGTCGGTCCTCCCCGTTCTCCTTCCGACAGAGGACATCTCCCTATGGCCATCAAACTAGCCTCGGTGAAAGTCGACCTTGCCCAGGAAGCCGCCGGCACCTGGGTCGACTACCCCGATTTCCCCGGCGTCTCCTTCCTGGTCTCATCGACTGATCTCCCAGCCTACAAGACGGCGCGCAGCGCGGTCCTCACCCGGTATGCCCGCAAGCACGGGGGAGCGCTGCTTCTCGATGACACCGCGCCCGAGCTCACACCCCTTTATGCCAAGCACCTGCTGCACGGCTGGCGCGGTTTCGACGTCGAGTATAGCCCTGCCGTAGCTGCGGAGACGCTGAGCGACCCCGCTTTCAGGGCAGTGGCCGCGGCGGTTCTGTGGTGCGCCGGCAGCGTTGCCGATGTGAACGCTGAGTTCACGGCCGACATGGGAAAAAACTCGCGGCCGCTTTCCGCTGGCGGCTAGAAAACGCGGGAGCGGTGGCTTTCGTTAGCCGGCTTCTCGAGGAGGACCCGGCCGCTGCCGCTGGGCTCAGCATTCCCGAGCCCGCGGAAGACGAGGAAGAGCGACCGTGGCAGGAGGGGTATTTCGACGCCTTCGGCGAATTGCAGTTTGATCGCCAGTATGGCGCCATGGGGGGCGCGGCGCCGATCTCGTATCAGACGATGTCACGCTATGCCGAGGATCACGGGATCGCCGGCGACGACCGTAGGGTGTTCTTGGTCTTCCTCCGAATTCTCGATGCCTGCTATCTCGAAAAGCTGGCTCGCGACGCGTCGGCGAAGACCGGGTGAGTTGACCCCCGCGCCTACCTGTCCGTCCCGCGGCCCTGCAGGCGAGATAAGCCCTCGGCTATGCTGCCCAGGCCGATGAGGATCGTGCCTCCGATCGCGGCGGTCACCACGATACCAAGCTGAATGTCGGTCTTCATGCCGAACCATGCGTAAACGGCCAGGGCATACGACGCCACGCCGCCAATCGTCAGAAACACCCCCATCTACATCCTCCGGTGACCATGCGGGGGCGACGCTACGCGATGACGGAGGGAGGGGCAAATGACGACCAGGCTGGAGTCCCTCCGCGTTTCCGCTGACTTCAACGCGAACGACTATGCTGCCGGCATGGCGAAGAAGGTCGCCGCCGACAAGCAGGGCGCGGCGTCGAGCCGCGAGGTTGGCACCGCCGTTCAGCAGACCGACGTCAAGATCGGGGCGTCTGCCGACATCAACGCTCGGCTCAGCCGGCAGCACGTCGCCGGCTACGGCAACGCGGAAAAGTACGCGCGAGCGATCGCGTTGCTCGGCAAGGGCCTCGACACCGGGAACATTTCGGCCGCCGCGGCGGAGCGGCACGCGCTTGGCCTGGCGCAGAAATATGGCGTCAGCGCCGACGTCACTGAACTCCTCGCAAAAGGCCACTACGCGCTTGCGGCGGCCGTCCGCGGCGCCAACACCCAGATGGCCGCGGCGGCAACACAGGCAGGCCGAGCAGCCGCTGCCGAGGCGCGGCTGGCGACCACGAATGAGCTGGTTGCGAAGACGTCAGGGTTGGCCCGGAGCGCGATGCTGTCGCTCTGGACCGCCATGGCGCCAGTAGTGTCGATATTCGCCCTCGGAATGATCGGCGGAAAATTCGTCTCGGAAACCGTCGAGGCGGAAAAGGTGCAGGCGCAGCTGGCGGCCGCAATTGCGTCCACCGGCGGCGCTGCCGGCCAGACCATCGGGCGTCTGAACGCGCACGCGGAAGCGCTGCAGCGCATCACGACGTTCAGCGACGAGGCCGTGGGGAGTGCGCAGGCTGTTCTGCTCAGCTTCACCCGCATCGGCGGTGACGTCTTCCCGCGAGCCACGGCAGCCTCGCTGGACCTCGCCACTCGCATGGGAGGGGATCTCAACGGCGCCGCCCTCAAGTTGGGCAAGGCCCTGAACGACCCTGTTGCCGGCGTCAACGCACTGTCCCGGGCGGGCGTCAGTTTCACCGCAACCCAGAAGGAGACGATCAAGCACCTGGTGCAGACCAATCAGCTCGCCGAGGCGCAGGGGCTGATCCTGAAGGAGCTCGAGACGCGGATGGGCGGCGCTGCACAGGCCGCGCGCGGTACCCTGGGTGGTGCGGTTGCCGCGTTGGAGAACGCCTTTGGCCAGATGTTCGAGGCGACCGGCGCCGGCTCTGACACGCTACGTGCTGGCATCGAGAGCCTGATCTCGACGCTGTCGGACCCCGACGTCATCGCGGCGATCCAGACGTTTGGCGGCGTGCTGTTCTTGGTTCTCAATGTTGCGGCCCAGGCGGCTGCATTCCTGGTCAACGGCATCAGCGCGCTCATCAACACCACCCTTGCGGCCGCGGACAAGACAACGGCCAACCTCGAGGCCGAGATCGGTTCGCTGAAGCGCATGGTTTCCCAGAGCGACACGACTGCGACTGCCTGGATACGTGGATACCAGGGCTCCAATGCGATGCTCGAGGAGGCGGACAGCCCGGAGGCGGTCGCTGCCGCGCGTTCGCAGCTGGCGCTGCTGAATGCCGAGCTCGAAAAACGTCAGCGTCTGCAGGCAGCACTCGACAAGCTCAACAACCCAGGTACCGGGCCAACCTTCACCGCACCCCCGATCGTCACGGCCGAACAACTTGCGGCGGCCGAGAAGGCCACGAAGGCCTATGCGAAGATCACTCAGGGCGCGCGTGAGTTCATCGCGGCGCAGGAGACGGAACGTCAGGCCCTCGGCATGACCGAGGAGGCGGCCAATGCCCTGCGTCACCAGCAGGATCTGCTCAACAAGGCGGTGGAAGCCGGAATCAACCTGGACTCGCTGGCGTCGGACGGCCTGCGGACCAAGCGGCAGGAGCTGCTGGACTACGGCGCCCAGATGGCGGCGGCAGAAGAGCAGACCCGCCGGCTGGGCGAGATCCGCGACCTGACGAAGGACACTGTCGGTGGGTTCCTCAAAGACATCACCCACGAACTGATGAACGGCACGGCCTCGTGGGAGAGCTTCGCGGACGCAGGCATCAAGGCGCTGCAGCGGCTCACCGATCGGCTGCTGGACATGTCACTGGATCAGGCGATCAACGGGT